AGCATTCTCAAGGATCACGTCCTTAAAGTCCTTTAGGATTTTAGCAATAGAAGGGATGGCCTTCCGAATCGCTTCCTTGTTGGCGATGTCGATGTTAGCGGTTGGATTCTCTACGCCGCAAAACTTCCAGTAGAAGGATTTCTCGTTTTCGGGAATGGTAACATCGGCCTGTACCAGGCGTTTGACCTCAGAGTCAAAATCCCGGGAGACCTTTTCCCGTTCCGTGGCCCTCTTGCGGCGTTCATCTTCGTCTTTATTCTTCCTTTTGAGTTCGGCGTTTTCGGCCATGAGACGCTTTTCGCGGTCCTCGATGGTCTCTTGATCAAACTGCCGCTTATCTTCTTGCTCCGCCCAATACGCCTGAACTCGTTCGTATTCCTTTTGGGCGGCTAAAGCCTTTTGGATCTTGTCTTCGTCGATATCCTGGGCACGTAGGGCCTTGCCCAGATCGGCGACCTCAAGAAGGTCCTCAACGGATTCCGCTCCTATGGCGGTCATCAGTCTTTGGAGGTTCCTTTCGGCCTCACGTGCGCTTTTCCAGCGTGGGTCTTGGTCAAAAGGTGGCGGCTTGTCTTTGTCCACGGCGGCGTCCGTGACTATCTTTGCGCCGTCTTGATCTGTGACTTTTCCGGTGTCCGATACCGGTTGTGCGGTTCCTTTGGTTTTGTCATCGTCACTCATTTCTTCTTCCTCCTTTTGGATCCTTTGGGAGTAGATTTCTCTAATACCAAGGGTCTATTTTTATCCTCGATAGGATAGTTAACGAAAAGATCCGGCACCTCATCTGCCGTGAATATCAATGGTCGACCCACTCGATACCTGATCCTGCTTCTTCTCCTCGGTAAATTTGCGGGCATTTCAACCTTTCGCCTGCAAAAGCCGAATTTGCGCCTTAGCCTTCTTAGCGGTTGTCGATTTCGCGTGCACCCCACTTGGTCCCGAAACTCGGTACTTCCCGCTTCTGAGTTTTGCCGTTTGGTAAGGCATATTTACTTCTCCTTTTCTTCGGTGGATAGACTTCTTTCATGATTGGTTGAAGGTTTTGGGTTCTGGCGTAAGGCATCACTGTCCTCCTCTCGCCATTGTGCTCTCGGTTTGTTCCAACGGATTGCCAGCCGGGCTTTTGCCCCGTTCGAGTTTCTTCCCGTTCCCGCCTCCCGGCTTTCCAGGGTTTTCTTGCTGTGCAGCGGCGGCCATCTGTTGCTGAAGTTCCATCATCATTTGCGTTTGATGCGCATCCGCATGAGCTAACGCAATTGCTCTTGTTTGTGGTGGCAATTCCCAAAACTGCCCGGAAAGAATGAGTCGCCGATGTACGATAAAATGAATATTGTGATCATCGTATTTGAAGAGCGGGTCCATATTCAAGACTGTAGGACTTCCATCTTCACCAAGATTCTCTCCATCCAAAATCATTAAATTCTGTGGACGCCCAAGAGAAAGGGCTGCATTCTCCGATTCGGCCCGGGCAATATCCTCATTGCTCTGGCTGGTATATCCAGACAACCCCAGGCGACTTAAAAACTCCTCGCGCAATTCCGGGTTGACATCAATCGGTCCCAAGAATCCTTTTTCCGCCAGTTGCATTAACATCGTGGTCTGACCAGCCTTGGTCGTGGAAAGGCCACTATCAAGTTCCAGTTTAACGTCGGTATTACCGCGAAGATCCGATGACCGGAAGGCAAGTATTTCTTGCCGGTTGCCGCGCCCTGTGATTTTTATCATGCGCTTATCGGTGTAAACCTCGGATGCCACAAGAAGTCGTTTTTTATAAACTCGACCCATGGCCCGGTTGAATCGATCAATATCGGGATAATGCCCACGCTCTGCCGTCTCACGAAGGATATCAATCTGGACACCCGAACTGCCAGCAGAAGGAGCATGACCACGCATGATATTCTTAGGATCGCCACTCACGTCCTGGATAGCAGTCATCTTGACGGCACGTTCCTCATATATCTGTGCCGGGAGCGGTATGCCTGGTTCAATCTTTGGTTCTTTACCTCCAGAAAGAAGGGGATCATATTTGATCGAAAGAAAGGCATGACTTTGCTGTTTTGATGTGATTTCTTCGAGACTGATATTACCAGGGGAGATGATCCGGGGTCTGCCCAGTCCCTTGCGATTTACCGCGGCCAATTGGTCTATTTGATTGATGTCGTTTTGCAAGCTAATAATATCATTTATCGGCGCATCACTCCAGAAGCGTCCGGGGACATAATCGTAATGAAAATCGGTAAACGTGTAATACCATTCATCATCAATGACTTCAATTGGTAAACGGTCAACATCAAGTAAGGTTTTCCTTGCGCAAGTGACTAAGTACCGCCCGTTCGACCACTCTTTTGTCGGCTTAAATTCTATCTCCCGGATGAGGACCGATTCTGTATCGTCCTCGTAAACTTGTTGGTTCAATCCCTCGCCCTTCCATGGACTCACCTGAGCCACAAATTTCGCCATCTTGCGCTCATAGTCGGTTATATTCGTAACATCACCAACATCGAGCTTGACCTTAAAAATGTCTTCGATATATTCCTTGGCGTATAGGGTTTGAAGACCAATCCACCGCTTTGCCTTAAGTGTATCCCCAATAGAATCCATCTTAACAGAAAGAGGATAGACACATCGCGTTGCTACTTCTCCACTTCTGACATCTCCTTTTGGCGTCATAATCCATCTACCTGAATTCATATCTGGGTAAGTCCGCAGGAATGCTGTCCCGCTAACGCAGAGCCAGACCACTAACCTTTCTTTTTCCTCTGCAAGTTCGGCATCATTTATGGTATCCATCCAGATTAAAAGTTTACCAGCGAGATCAGCAGCTTTCTGGTCCTCGGGTTCATTTGTATTGGGAGAAACCTTTGGCACCAGTTTTTGATTCAGAAGCATAGCCTTAACAGCCCGGACGAAATCTTTAATCAGGTTCGTAACTGGTGTCGGCATGGTCTTGGGTAGGTTCGGCCGGAAGAAATTCCCGTGAAGGAAGGTCAAATATTGTTCACCGCAGTAGTAGAGGATATTTCGCCATGTAATCCGATCAAGGATTTGACGGCTTTGATCCTGGGTTAGGTCGAACATCTGCTCAACCATGGCAGCCAGACGTGGCCCAGATTCTTTGCCTTTGAGCGTGGAGAGTTCTTTTATGCTGACCATACCTTAAATCTCCTAAGAAAATATCGGTATCGTCCCGCCTTCTTCCACCCGGTCTTTATCTTCCCGTGGTTGCCCTTCCAGAATTTTCGTCGCCTGCGCGTATTCGACCACGGATCTTGCAGCCAGACGGTTCAGTAGATCCTTGGTAAACTTTCTTTCCGCCCTCAAAATAAGAAAGAAAACAATGCCTTGGACCACCATAGAGAAGGCCAGTGTCAGCCCCAAAATTACGATTGCGGTCATGGAGTGCATTCTACCCCCTTATCCTACCCCTGCCGAAGAATAAAGTCTCGGATTTGGGGACACACAGAGGCCCAGAAGGGCAGTTTTGATCCTTACCATGGCAAATCACCGCCGTGCTCGGACTCCGTGATCTTTTCCATGATTGCCTGTCTCTCAAGTTGAGCTGCTTCACTTCCACCAGAAGGTGGCCGACGGATAACTTGAATCTCTATCACCCTGGAAGATAGCGGCCTGGCCATCACCATAAACGCACACTCATCAAAAACATGATCTTCGCCTTTGGTATCGATTTCCTCCGGGTCGTTCTCGGCGGTAATAATACTTCCCACTGTGCGGAAAAAGTGTTCGTCATCCTCATTCACCAGAAGCATGGGGGCGGTTCCGTCTTTCGGCACATTTACACGCTCACGAAATTGCCTAATCTTGAGTTTACGCGAGGGATCCCCAGGATGGATATTCTCCATTCCGCACTGTCGGAACACTTCTGCCGTGCTTGGCCCTTGGCCACCACCCTTATAATCTGGCTTCTTTTGAAAGCAATCTGGAGAAAGAACCCGCACCGCCACCCGGTCCGTAAGTCCCCAATCCTTCTCGCGCTCTTTGATTCCAGTGGCAATAAGCGAATCCTCCAGCCGCAGACCTTCGTTTGCCGTGCCGTTCCAGCCGTACCAGGAGCCGAAACGATAAAGACGACCATCTGCGTCGGTATGATACCAGCCAATGCTAAATGGAGCTCCAAAGCCCCAATCCATCGCCATTGCCACCCAGACGCCAGGAGGAGGCGCAACCGCTGCGGGCCGGTATCCATGCGCAACCTTGTTGACTTCCGGAAATGCCTGCCCTTTGAAAATGTTCCAGTCTCCGTATCGGTAAGCCCTGCGCTGTTGCTCAGGAAGAGTGTTGAGGCTGTCCCAGTACGATTGATCCAGGTAGGGATTATCATCCGCTGTCCCAGGGATATAGGCAAATTGGCTGCGGTAGTCAATCGGTCGGATCCACTCCAAGGGGAACTGTTTGTCAATCCAAAGTTGTTTTACCCATCCGTGACCGATACCTCCAGGGTTTGTTGCGCACACAAACGGGCATTCAATATCCTTCAGCCCCGGCCAACGGAGACGGGTTTTTAGATCAACGAATGTTTGATAATTATTTTTGGTGAGTTCGTCAATGAGGATCGCGGCAAATTCTGCGCTTGCATATTTTGAGGGGTCATCCAGATTGCGGAAACAAACTACACCGCCTCCGTATCCTTCGTAAATCATAAAGCATCGGCCATAATCTCCATGATCCTTAAAAGACTGTCCAAGCCATTGAGGAAACTCTGAGCCAATCTTGACCAGTTGGCGGTCTTTAAGCGAGGGATAATCCTCGCACGCCAACATCACAGCCACATTCCGCATTCCACGATCTTGAAATAGTCGGATTAAAAAACGAACCGCGAACCAGCGCAAAAAATATGATTTGCCTGGCCCCATCGCGCCACCGTAAAGTAAAAATTTAATAAGGCCAGAGTCAAGCGCCTCCAGAGCCTTAACCTGTTTCGCGTTTTTATCCACCCGGAAATTTGCCACGTCCGCGTCAAAATCAAAAGTTTTACGGGCCAAAGGTTCTCTCATTTGGCAGACTCCTTTTCCCCGGTCCTTGCCATGATAACCAAAATAGGCCGATCGTCAAGATCCATCTCCGGCAACTGAATTCCATCAATTCTATCAAAAATCATTTTTCCATAAGATGAACTGCCTGCCTCTGCATGTTTAATTATTGCCTTTATTAAAGTTTTTGCTTTTGTTTTTTTATTTTCAGAGAGTTCTTGCCGGAGGAGTGTTGTTAAACTAAGGCTGCCCTTTGGTCTACCTCTACCTTCTGGTTGGTTGGTGGTAGAAAAGGGCTTCTTGGGTCGTAGGTTTTGGTTTCTGCCTGGGTTTTCTTCCATTACATACTTTAATTACTCCTTTTTTTATATTTGTCAAGGACTATTTTGTAGATTTTTCATTTTAAGTTCTCCTTTTTGTTAAATTTTCTTGTATTTCTTTCTTTAGCTTCCTCTCCGGCCCTCCAAAGGGATGCTCCTTTGCGGTTGTATCGGATTTCGGTTAGGATGCCGCGGGATTTGAACCAAGTAACCCAGCCGATGAAATATTGTTCTGCGGTTTTTGCGGTGCGGCGTGATTGCGGCTCCATGGTTTTCGAGAATTGAAACATTATTTCACGTCCTTTCCTATTTCCATTTAGATTTTTTAAAAGTTGAGAGTTTATTTATCTGGGAATAGAAAACTCCGATTGTATATCCTGATTTCTTAATAAAATCATCATTGCAGGTAAAAAAAGTATCTGCTTTAGTTTTGAGGTTTTCAATGGGAATGGTTTTTAGGAGTGATTTAATTAGAGATCCTTCTTTAGGTCCGTTGAATATATAAGGTTGAGAGAATTTTGATTTAAAGGAGACATGCCAGTAGTCGATAAAGGTTTTAACATCAGGGTTAGGGGTGTTATCCTTTTTGATAACAGGATCTATGTAGTTATTTCTTTCTTTTCTTTTGTGGGTATCGCTTTTGATAATACTTTTGTTATCGCTTCTGATAATAGGGGTATCTCTTTTGATAATAGTTCTCCAAGTCTCGAAGTCTTTATTAAACTTATAGATATTAATATAAATATTATCCTTTTTGATAACACTTATTATCTTTTTTGATAATAGTGCCTTAATGGACCGATAGACATTAGCCCGTTTTAGGCCGGTTATTTTTTGAAATTGAGTAATACTTATTTCATCCTCTTTTTTATGCCAACCGTATGTTTTTCTTAATATAGTCCAAAGAACAAGCCATTCTTCTCCTGGGATCCGGAAAGAGCAGAGCTTATCGACTATTTCATTCGCGAGATCGATATGGCCATTTTCAATCTGAGGATTCGCCATGAACTTTTTCCAC